GCTTCAGCATCGATGTTGTGGAATGCAGAAACGTCTTGTGCTAATTCTGGAGACCATTGTGCTCTTAATTTTCTTTCTGTAACAGATACAGTAACTGACTCAAGGTCAAAAGAAACTTCACCAATTTTGTCTTCAAATTCTAATTCTTCGTAAACTCTATAAGTTGCTGAGAATTGTGTATTAATACCTGTATTACCTATAACTGTAGTAGTTAATCCTGAATAACCATCAAGTGAGTTAGCACCAAGAGCACAAGGAACTTGTAAATCTACTTCTAAGTAAATTTTACCGTCAGCTGAACATATGTTGTCATATGAACCACCGTTTCCGTCAGTACCAAATGTTGTTGATGTTTGTGCTCCGTATTGAACGATTCCTTTACCGTATTTTTGAGTAACAACTCTGTACAATTGACTAACAGCACCAGCTCCTGAGAATGCACCTGTATTAGCAGCTGTAACTGTTAAATCAGCTAAGAATGATTCGTTATCCATTTCTTGACCATCAGGTCCGATTAATTTACCAGCTCCTGCGTTAGAGAATCCAGACATAACAAGTAATACTTTTCTATGTTCACCTATTGCGTACGCTGTTGGTGTTAAATCACTACCGTTCCACTGTACTGTAGTAACACTAGCAGTTAAAGCTGAATATCTACCTTTTGAGTAATCAAAAAGTCCTGATGGATCTAAACCTGGCTCAGTTCCTTCATAAAAACGGTCGTAAAGGTTTTTACCTGTACTGTAACCTGCTGCTGATTCCGCTTGTGTTGGTCCACCAACCGCACCGATAGGTCCGTAGTGTTGGTTAGCCGCTTGGTAAGCTTGGATTTTAGGTACGAAGTAGAACAATTTACCGATAGGTAAGTTCATTGCTTGTACAGAAACCAATTCATTCGCTAATAATTTAGAGAATACACGTCTAACGATAGGAAATACAACAGTTTCGAATGAACCTGAACTATCAGTAGATGATGCTTCATTGATTAGGTGAGATGCTTGGTTTTCATATAATTGTGCCATGTTCTCTTTTACGTGTCCTTTAAGACCTTCTAGGAATCCTAATTTATCCCATTTGTTAATTGTATCTTCTTTAATAACTTTAAGGTGTTTTAACCCAATGTTACCAACAAGACCTGATTCTAATAATGCTCCCATTTTAGTATTTGTTTTTAAGTTTTATTTTATTTTATTTTTGTCATTAAATCCTTCATTCTCATGAATTGGGGATTTTCGTACGTTTTACTTTCAATCAAGTTGGATGCTGATCCGGTTTGTGGTGTTTTGTTAACCTTTCTTTGAATAGATTCAGTAACTACTTCAGTAACTTTACCGTCCAATTCCCCTTTAATTGATTTATAAAGATTTTTAGATTCTTTTAATGACTCAATATTATCGAATCTTCTAAGGATGTTTATCTTTTCTTGTTTTGTTGTTGAATGCTCTGTAAACAAACGAGTCGAATACGCCAAGTTTGAATTAAACACCGCAACTTCATTTAATTTGTTTCTGAAGAAATCTAGAGCTTTTCTATATTCTTCATTTTTTTCGCGAAGTAATGACATTTCTCTAATTGCTGATTCAGATCTTACTTGCCTTGGGGCAGTCACTCTGTTTTTTTCAGCTCTTCTTTTATAAGTCATAGTTCTTGACGCTTCAGTTGTTTCTCCTGTTTCTTCTTCTTCGTCTTCCCAACCTTCTTCATCTTCATCTGAAGTTTCAGTAACTCCTTTTTTCATTGATTTTGGGTAACTGAATTTCATTTTACCGACGTTACCTTTTGGTTTCATCCCTTCACCCATTTCTTTAGTAGGTGATGCTGGATAACTAACTAACTCTTCGCCTTCCTCTAAATCCCAATTTTCATCAAGATCTTCGTCTTCGTTTGAAGTTTCGGTAACCCCTTTTTTCATTGATTTCGGATAAGTAAATTTCATCTTACCAACTTTACCTTTCGGTTTAAATGATTCTTCTAATTCATCTTCATCTTCGTCTTCATCTTCTTCCTCATATTCATCGTCTTCATCTTCATCATCATGACCAATCTCTAAGTCGTAAACAGTTTCATCGCCACGTCTACTTGGTTTTCTATATTCAGAAAAGTCGATGTCATCAAGATTTTCAAATCTAGAATCTTCCCTCTCGTTAAGTTTTGATTTCATATTCCTTTTTCTTCTATAATCACTTTCAGTTTGGATTATATAGTCTTTGTCTGTGTCATTATCAGTTAACTTGATTAATGACCCTTCCTTTTTAACTATAATACCGTCTTCATCTCCCATCGCTCTAAATACTTTTAAAACTTCTTGTGGAGATGCTCCCGTCATATCCAAAGGTGATACTTCATCTTCATTATCATCAGATGCCATAATATCGAATTCAGGATCAACCACTTCCGTGTCGTCCTCATCTTCAACATCTACATCTAAATCTTCTACGTCGTCATCCGTACCATCTGTGTCGTCAATTTCATCTCCCATTTCTAATGGAACTTCTTCTTGCTCGTACAATGACCTTTTAGTGTTTTTTGAATTTTTTGAACCACCTAATGATTCCTTAACTAATTCACTGATTTCTTCCCTCATCGTGGAGGCAAGTATTCCTTTTGCGTTTTCACTGATAGCTTCTTCGACTGCCTTTATTTGTAATAAGGCTTCTTCAACTATCGATTTTTTTTCTATACTCATTTCTAAAAAAGTAATGCGTTATAAGTTTATTTATAAAATAAATATGTTGATAGTTAAAAAAAGTTCAATTATTTTATGTTTTATCCAAAATAAATTGAATTTAAATAAAAAAGGGAACCCAATTTGGATTCCCTTATTAATAAGATTTTAGTTAATTTTATTCGATTACCTCGTCAATTTTACTTTCAACGATTGCAGTAATTCTCCAATCCATCGTGTAAGTTTCATAAACTTTCGTCACTTTAGCCTCAACGTCTGTTGGTGAGAATGCCTTAACTAATTTTTCTTCTCTAATCTTTTTTACCTTTCCAGTAGTCTCATCTACGATATCGGTAGTTACTCTTGCTACAAAATACTTTTCATCCATGTCTTAAATTTTTTATTTATCCAAATAATCGGATAATCTTTTCATTAAGTCAACAGAAGAACTTAAAGGGTTAGATGTTTTGTCAATATTTTCGTGTTCTGTGAGTTTTTCCTCATATTTTGAGCGGTCATCTTTATTAACATAAAGATATGCACCAGGGGTAGAGGGTGATGAAACTAAGTCAAAACAAATTAATTCGAAGTCCTCTTGAACTTCATTTTGTTCACCTTTTTTCACCAATGAACCAACACCACGAGAAGAAACACCCATAGTCACCCCTTGTCTCATCATGTTCGCTGCGATATCACCTTTAGATGAAACAATACCTCTTTCATGGAAACCCGGAGTAGTTAATAGTTTTATCTTACCCATCAATACATTATCTTCCCACCATACTTCAGTGATTAAATGAGCAACTCTATCTAAATCTATAAGTGACGATTCGGGGTGGTTAAGTTCAGAAATGGACATCCCACGATTTATCATTTCTTTATATTTTTCGGCCTCCCTTTTTAATATTTTTTCAGGATAAACCCTTCCGTTTCTATTTGGTACACCGTATTTTTGTAAAGTAGCGTAGAATATAAACGGTTTAGAGTGATCTAATTCACCATAAGATTCCTTTATAACTTGGCTGTTTCTACTCTCTGTTGGACTAATAATTCCAGCATCCCACTCAACTAAAATACCTTTACCTATATCGTTTGGACCTAATATTTTCATAATTCTTTTAATAATAAATATTATATAGTTACCGTTTCTTTCATTTTTGTTCGACTTAAAGTAAAATACCTTGAATTTTTTAAGTCATCTTTATGTAATGATTGTACGATATCCTTTATTTTTTTTCTTAAAATAAGAGATTTAAATTCAAAACTTCGGTTGTGGACAAAAAGGGTTATTTCGAGATTTAAAAAACTTCTCTTGTTTTTTTGTATCCCACTTGTTCTTAAATCTAAATCGACAATGTGTTTTTTTTCAAATGTGGTGTAATCAACAGACTCTAACATCGTATGTAGAATTTGTCTTTTTATTTCACCTGTAATTTTTGACCAATTATCGTACTCATCTATAGGTTCCACCCATGTTTGTAATACTATATATATCGATTTTAAATTTTTGGAATCTACTGTTCCGTAATGACATTTTGCATCGTCGAAAATGTTTAATTTTGTGGTTTTACCCTTCTTCATTTTTCATACCTTAATGGTTTATTGTTTTATTAAGTATAAATAAACTTTTATCGGTTGTCAAAATTTAAAAAATGTCAGGTAGGTTCTTGGTTCTCGTCCTCACTATCGTCCTTAGTGTTGTCTACGGTTTTTTCTTTTTGTATCTGATGTAAGATGTACCCAGAGATGGCAAATTCCACTGATGCCCACATAACTATATCAGTCATCCCCAAATCGGGGTATTTATTAATTAAAAAGAATATCATCCCCCATTGGGCAACCATAAAGGCAATTCCAGACTCAATTCGCTTTTTGGAAAAAAACGACGATTTAAATGAATAGATTTTTATTATTTCAGTTATCCCTTTTTTTATGTTAGACCAACCAAAAAAGTACTTTTTCCCACTCATAACCCATTGTATAATTTTCTTAATTTATAAAGGTTATAATGATCAACTTTAGAATCGTTAATCTTTTTAATGGTGTTTTCAATAGAATCGTTCAATGAATCATCTTTAGATTCGTTTAAGTTGGTTTTTAGGTTGTTAATAACCGATTCCTTTAGTGAATCCATTTCGGTTTTAATCTCATCACCACTTAAAGATAGTATTGAATTTAATTCCTTTTTATCCGATTCACTTATGTTTGAGAATTCTTTATTGAGTGAATCATTACCTATCTTTACCATTGATGATAAAGGTAGGTAACTACTCTCTTTTATTTGTTTTGTGGATTCTTTAATTAAAGTGTTTTTAATTAATTTTTTAGATTCTAAAATAGACTCTAAATTTCTTATTCCAGTATTGTAAATTACGTTATCGATGTTAGAGTAATTGTTAGTCGTAGATTTATCCCAAGTATTAATCCAAGTATTTAAATTACGAATGTTTTTTGTTTGTCCCTCTAATAGTATTTGTGAATACTCGATAGATTCGTTTATATAATCATTAGCCAAATCCGCAGGTACCCCTCTATTTGAAGATAAATCATCATAGATATAATACAACTCAGATATATCTTTATTGTTTAAAACCAACCCATTAAATTCAAAAATAAATCTTTTGAAGGATTTGTCTTTCGCTAATTCTACAGCTACGTTTTCTATTTTCGTTTTAATTGTACCAAATGTATTCATAATGTTTTATATATAAATATTACTTATCTATCATTTGTCTCAATTTTTCGTCTATTTCAATTAAAGAATTTCTACCTCTCGATAAGTCAACGTATTTTACACCATTAAATAATACCTCTTCTAAAATTATATTCATGTCGTCCGATTTAAACCTTTCTGGAAGAGTTGGTCCAGCATCACCACCTGGTGGCTCTGGTGGGGCTCCTCCTCCACCTAAGTCCATTCCTCCACCTAAGTCCATTCCTCCACCCATCGGTTCACCACCAGCTTCAGCATCTACAGGTGCTGTTGATCCTGATTTCGTACCATAAAGATTATCGATATTATCGAATAATCCTGTTCGACTAATAACCTCAGGGGTTTTGGTTAATTCGGCAGATACCGCTCTTTCGATTCTTTGTTGTTGTAAGTCTAATCTTATCTCCTCATCTGAAAAACCAAGAATATGTTTTTTAGCCCAAGACGCAGATACTGCCGCCACTGAATTTGGAATCTCCGCAACTGCATCCTTGTAAAGTAGTATTTTTTCTTTCCATATTTCAACAGAAAGTAAATCCGCTTGTTTTGATGGATTATTTAATCCTAAAGTAAAGTTAGTTAATTCGTCTTCAAACCCTAATAGAAATAAATGTATAATTGCTATTTTATTTAATTCAGCAATCATAGATTTTTGAATCCTGTTGATTGTTCGAGCAAAACGAATATCGAGTAATGATAAATTGTTACCTCCTCCGATAGCTTCCTCAAACCCTAAATACGCTTTAGGAATTCTTAGTGCTGTTACAAGTTTTTTCTGAATATACTCAATATCAGCAATTTCTGATAAGTTTTGAGCTCCAGCTAATGTCTCAATAGGGTTTGTTTGTGATGGGTCACGAACAGGAATAAAGTAATCTTGATCAACCGCCAATTGATTATATCTCATATCGACGTTACCCGTTTTAGGGTCCGCTATCTGATCTCTTTTAAATTTACTTGCCACTCTTTGTACGTAAGCATCAACATCCTTATCGTCCATGTTACCCACGAATACTTTAAACACCCTTCTTTCAGGTGCTCTCGATACTCTATATATTAACATCGCATCTTCACATAATAATAGTTGTTTCCAAATACGTCTTGCCTTTTCTAACATCGATGTACCATAAGGTAATTTTCTATCGTCACCCAATAATCTAAAGTGACCCATCTCCCATGTGTTGAACTCCATGTTCTTTTCTTTCCATGTGAATTTCAATGCATCACTTTCTGTTTCTTTAGCGTAAACGTCAGCACTTATCTTCATACCCCTTTCGATTCTCTCTATTTGGATATTTGGTAATTGTTGACACCCAACAATACCTTGTTCAGGGTCTAACTTTAAGTAAACAAAATTATCACCATACTTACACGTGTTTCTTGTCCACATTGGTAAGTTGGTGTTTATATCTAATTTATTATTAAACAAATCGGCCAATACCGACTTTATTCTTTTTGATTCTGAATAAATTTTTAAAATGTGACCATCTTGATCGGGAGTTGTTGATTCTTCAGCATATATATCTAATGCTGCTGAAATTTCAGGAGTATTATGTGAGAAAATGGTATCTGTTGCAAAGTTTTTATAACCAGGGACTGTTAAATCATAAACAGGTATCACACCATGAGGTTCTATTGAAACTATTTTATGGTTAACAACAACATTTTCCTCAACACTTTTTTTTCTTCCTGTTTTTCCAACTTCTAATCCATAAGCCGTCATAAATGTTGTCCAATTTTTATAACCACCTTGTCTTATTGTTGAACGTAATTTTCCAAAAGTTATATTTAATTTGTTACAAACATTTTTCATAGTTTGTTCTTTTTTCGCCACTTCAACAAGTAAATCCCAAGGAATTAATTTGAAATCAATCAAGTTATAATCTTCAGAAATTTTATAATATTTTTTAATACCATAAAAATTTAAAAAATCATCCCAAGACTTATAACCATTGAACCGTAATTCATTTTGTATTTTTCTATACGAAACATTCAAAATACTTGAGGTTTTTTCAATTGTTCGTTGTTCTTTAGCCACTTTAACAATATCATCAAAAGATAATTTAATATATGATGGATTGTTTTTACCTTCTCTTTTACCACCCCAAACCATTTTCCCCTTTCTTCTTCCTACCTCAGACATTTTTAATCTATACTCAGGGTTTGACCACAATTTTTCATTATTTAATCTTGCATGATAAGATCTATGGTCAGAAATTT